AGCCTTCCAGGTGCGACAGGCCGCTGATCGTGTCGGCCGGCGGCCCGTCGTAGGTCAGGCCCGAATCCACGAAGAAGGCGTTTTGCTGCTCGCCGAAGAGCCGCGGCGCCATGCGCTCGATGTAGCGCACGCTCTGCCCGTTGATCGTGCGACGGACCACGGCATAGACCGCATCCTCGGCGCCCTCGGCCACGCAGGCGACCGACTCGAACGTGCCGTCGGTGTCGTGCTGGTGCCAGGCGCCGACCTGTTGCTCGGGCACGTAGGTGAGGCCCAGCAGCTTGCCCGACGAGGACACGAACCACGCCACCGGGGCCGGCGACTTCTGGAACGCAATGTCCTTGATGTCGAACCCGTCGAAGAGGTGCGGCGCGCGCAAAGACAGGTCGCCCGTGATGTAGCCGCCGGCCTGCCAGTTGTAGGCCAGCTCGCGCACATGGCCGCCCCGTGCCGCACCGTACAGGATCGAGGAATTGACCACCACCGGCTGCGCCTGGCCGGCGCCGACGTAGGACTGCGGGCGCACGGCCACGCTGCTGGGCGTGATCGCGTCGGAATTCACCGAGGTCACGCGCCACTCGGCCGCAGCGGTGAGCGCCATCAGCGAGTCGAGCGGGAGCAGATGCCGGATCGTGTTGGACTCGCGCGCCGCAACCCGGAACGCGATGGCATCGTCGTCCTTGGTCGGCAGTGAGTACGACAGGTTCGACTCGGTGCCGGTGCGCGTCATCCACAGGTTTTGCGGCGCATTGAGCGTGCCAGCGAAGACGCGACGCTGCTCGAAGTAGGACACCGCGCCCGGGTAGTCGCCCGCGCCGCTGAAGGGGTTGAACTGGATCGGCGGTGTGCGGCCGATGTCTGCTGCGATGTTGTCGTCCTGAAAGCTCAGGCCATCGGTTTGCCCGATGTAGCCGAAGAGGCCGGACGACTGCTTATAGACGTTGTACCGCTGCGCGCCCGACACCGCCGACCAGGTGATTGTGTTGTAGGCGCCGTCGAGCAGCAGGTCGCCCGACACAGACGCCTCGGCCGAGGCCAGCGACTCGTCGATGCCAATCGCGCCCACGGCTGTGACCTTGTACTTGTAGGTCGTCGCCACTGGGGTGCCGGTTCCCGCCGTGTGCGTGGCCGACACGCCGCCCGGCGCCGACAGCGTGGAGACGAACGAGATCGTCGTCAGCGACCACGACAGCGCCCCCAGCCGGCGCAGCTCGCGCGGCGCATGGTTCGGATGCACCAGGGTGAGCACGTCCGCCGACTGGACGTAGTGGATGTCGAAGAGATCGGCCTCGGCGTAGGGGTTGGCGATCTCGTAGGGCACCGCGCCGTTCATCAGCGTGGCGCCCTGCGTGTGGAAGCGGAAGTAACCCGCGCCGACCTCGATCACCATCGTCTGGTCGGTCGAGTAGGTGAAAGGGATCAGGCGCGTTTTCTTCGTCGAGTCCTTTACCGCGCGCACGAAGGCGAAGCCCGGGCGGTTGGCAATCGGCCCGTGCGGCAGCACGATGAAGTTGCGGCAGAGCGCCAGGCCGGTCTGGTATTTCACATCGTCGATTCGCCCGAAGAACTCGGGCGTGACGACACCGCCACCGAACGAGCGCTGCAGGGTGCGGATGTTCGGCATCTCAGCGCCCCCAGGTGTTGAGCGTGGTCAGCGCGCCGCGGGCGCTGATCCAGTCCGGCGTGTGCTCGGGGCTCATGCGCCGCTGGTTGGCGTCGGACTCGGCCGCGCGCCCGAACATCATCTGCGCCATCTGCGCCGCGCGCTGCGCCATCGCCATGCCGGCGTCGCCCTTGAGGATCGGCCCAGCCAGGTAGGAGGCCAGCAGCCAGGCCAGCGCATCGACGAAGAGCGGAGAAAACTTGGTCGTGTCGGTGATGCGCGCGATGTAGCGCACGGTCGCCACCGGCTCGTTGGTGTAGATCGCGCCCACGCCGTTGGGCAGCGCCTCGCGCTCGTACTTGGCCACGCTGCAATCGTCACCTGCGCCCTCGGCGAACACGTCGAGGATCTTGATGGCGTCGCCCGGCAGCGCGTAGGCGTAGGCCCAGCAGCCGTAGTCGCCCGCGAACTCGGCCAGCGTGCCGCGCTTGGTGGCGAAGCCCCAGTGGTGCATCTCAAGCAGGGTGTCGCGCGCCACCGGGTAGAAGCGCGCCGCGTGCTCGGCTTGGGCAGACCCCTCGGGCGGGTAGAGGCTCGCCACGGTGGCGTCGTCGCCGAGCCGGGAAAGCGCGAGATTCACGATGTCGATTTCACTGGCCACGGTCGGACCCCATCAGAAAAACGGGGCGGGCGTTGCCGCCGCGCCCCGGAACCCATACTTCGGGAGGGAGAAGACTTAGACGAGATCGTCGGCGCCCTTGGGCGCCTGCGCCTCGCTGTCGGTGCGCGCGATCTCCGAGAAGGTCGTCGGCTCGCCGCCCTTGGCTTTTGCCTTGGGCTTCGGCTTGGCGGCCTCGGCCGCTTCCGCCGGCTCGAACCACGAGGCCTTCGCCCCGTCCTCGGCCTCGAAAACGTCGCCCACCCGGCGCCGAGCGCCGCCGTAGAACCCCTGCTTAATCGCGCGTACCTTCATGGCTCAGTCCTCAGATGCCGTCGGCGTAGGCCTTCCACTTCGCCACGTCGTGGGTCAGGAAAGCATTGACCTTGCCGGCGGTGACAGCAGCCACGCCCGTGGTCTGCAGGATGCCCAGGAAGCGCTCGTAGGCGTTGCCTTCCATCGGGACCGGGCCGGCGTACAGCACGGTCCCGGCTGCGATGCCCGAGCCGACAGTGAAGACCGGCGTGCTCAGGTGCTTGGTGCCAGTCGAAGGGTCGATCGCCGCAGTGGCGTCCGAGGCCAGATGGAACTGGACGGTGCCGCTCGCGCCTGCGTCGATCTCGGTGTCGACCGTGATGACCAGGTGCAGCGGCTCGCCGTTGCCGATGTCGCGGGCAACGCCCAGGTCGATCTGGTCGCCGATCAGGTAGCTGCCGGCCGCGCCCGTGTTCAGGGCGACGGCATCGGCAAATTCGTTGCGCTCGTCGAGAATCATGTCGTTGCTCCTTGTCTTAGACCACGCGGGCTTCGGTGTTGTTGATGGCGTCGAGGCGCTTGACCGGGATGTCGTCGAAGGTCATCACGCGCTTGCCCGACACGGTTTCCCAGGCCAGGTTGCCGGCGATCTTTTCGAGGATGCCCAGGCGAAGCTGCTCGCGGATGGTGCGGTTGACGTACCAGACGGCACGGCCCTTCGACAGGCTGGGGATGCGCTCGGAGGCCTGCACCATGAAGTTGATGAGCGCCTTTTGCGCGGCGGCGCGATCGGCCGCGGTGCCGTCGGAGGTGAGGGCGGACACGTCGATGTTGCAGACGCGCGCAGCAAAGCGCCAGTCGCGCACGGTCAGGCCGCAATCGTGGCGGTAGTGCGTGCGGTACGCTTCCATCCGGCCGCCCGAGCCATCCACGTTCTCGATCGTGACCTGGCCCTTGTCCTGCATGTCCAGGCCAGCGCGCGAGCCCTTCGGATAGATGCCGTGCAGGGTCTGGTCGCCCCACACCACGAGCCAGATCGAGGTGTTGTCGGAGCCAGTGCCGCCCGCGCTCACGATGTTGTCGGCGTTGGCTGCGCTCAGGCTGTTGTAGCGCGGCGCCAGGCCGGTGAAGGCCTCGGGCTGGTCGCCCTCGTTACCGTAGATGATGGTCGACGCGAGCTCCTGCGCCATGCCTTCGATGTGCGCGCGATCTTCCGACAGGCGGAAAGCGGCGGTGTTGCCGTTGAGGTCGGCCAGCGCCTTGTCCACCTCGGCGTAGGCTTCGAGCATGCCGCACGAGTCGGTGACTTGCGCAGTGTTGCTCTTGGTCGGCTGCACGCCGCCGTACAGCTTGCGCCAGGTCGGGGTCGGCAGGCCGGTGCGGATGGTCGTGCGGTGGCCGGTCGGCAGATTGCCCTCCACGAAGTTCATGTCTTCGAGGATGGGGTTTTCCTGCGTGAGAATTTCGGCGATGACGTCGATCTTGCCGTCCGGATCAAGGCGCTTGGCCAGGTCCAGCAGCGTCGGGTGGGAAGCGGCGAGTGCGCTCATGTTTTCGGCTCCTTATGCCTGATTCGGGAACATGCGTTTTGCGGGATCCGTCGACTGGCCTGCTGCGCCGCCGCGGATCACGCGGTCTTCACTGATTGCCTTGCCCGACCGGTAGAAAAACCGGATCACTTCCGGGTGATTCCCCAGGCCGGACTCGTTGAGCAGCGCTTTCAGTTCGGGCGTGCCGAAGGTGTCGAGCGCCTTGCGAGCCGTGGCGAGGTTCGCCTCGATCGCATCGCCGCCGAACTCCTTGTCGGCTTTCGCCTGGCCGGCCCACTCGTCGCGCGCCTGCGCCAGCATCTCGGCCTGCTGCGACTGCGCCGACTCGGTGCGCTTGAGCGCAAGGTCGGCGAGCTTCTGCGCCTGCGACTGGGTAAGCCCCAGCTCCTTGGCGGTGGCCTTGATGTCGTCCGCCAGCTCGGCGTCGAGCGCCTTGCCTTCCTCGAACGCGAAGTCGGCGTATTGCTCGGGCACCTGCTCCTCGGCTTTCGCTTCGGTCTGCTGGCCTTCGCCCTGCTGTTGCTGCTGCTCTTGGGCCGGCTGGACCGCCGGGGCTTGCGCCTCGGGTGCGACCTGGCCGGCCTCGGTCGATGCGGGCGCCTCAGTGATCGTTGTCGGCTGATCCGTCATCATCGTTTCCTGCGTCATGCTTTTGCTCCTCGAGCATTGCGGTGTACTTCTCGGGGCAAGCGTCGTGGATCTGTGCCATCAGCATCAGCCCGACATTGCGCTGGCCCTCGAGGAAGAACGTTTCGGAGTTCCCGGTGAAGCTCGACCGAAACACCCCGGTGCGTTCCAGCAGGCGCCACATGATCCGGCGCCCGCGCTTGTCATCCATCAGCCACTTGAAGTCGTCCCGGTCGCGCTGCGAAACGAAGCGCGCGTGCTGCTCGGCTTTGGCTTTCTTGCGCTCCTGGCCGCGCAGATCGAGAGGATCGAAATGACTCATGGGCGCACGGTATCGCGCGGCCCGCAAACCACGCGCACCCCTCACAGGGCAGAAGAGGGCGAGGCGCAGACAGCACAACGCCCGGCATTGCCGGGCGCTGTCTGCCGATTGTCTCGGCGGCCTGGAGCCTGCCAGGTCAGGTGCGCTCCAGCCGACGTGACGGGCGCGCGAGGGGGGTTAGAGTTTGACTATGCGCATGTCCGACCATCGGCATGCGGACCCACTTCCCCGAGTGACCTGCACTAACAATTGCGTCAAGGGCCCCCCGTTCGCGTGCCGCATCGGGATCGTGAATGGGACTCGGATCGTGGTCCAACCTGATGTGCCAACGCCTGTAAACGTCCGATCTACTGTCAGCGCCCCCGCGTCAGGATATGATTTGATGATTACTCTCGCTCCTGTCGTACTCGGGCCACCCGACTGCGCACGGCCGATGAACATATAGCTTTCTCCGACCATTGTATTTCCGAGCGCTGGTCGCATATTTGGTCCATTCCCACCAGATTCAGGGACTTCAACGTATGGCCCGTTGTCATATCCACCCGTCGCATATACGGTATTTGATGTCCCGGTATCAATCAGGTTCCATAATCCTGGCGATGCGGAAGAAATTCCCAACAGCGCCCCCTGCCCATACATTATGTCAAGTCGACTGTTATCGCTGGTGACAAAATTGAGCGAAGATGGCGTAACCACTTCGATCTCTCCGGCCTCGCGCGCCGTGACGATGGCATCTAGCCACACCGTGTAATCTTCCAGAGATATATTTCCCGGCTTACCAACATTACCGCTGTGCGTCATCACGCGAACCGATTGCTTTTTTACTTTACACGTAGTGATCCAACTCATCGCGGTTTCCAGTGTAACGCCGTCCGATACTGTCTGGTGCGAGCGACCGAACAGCGGCCCCTGCTCGCCGACATGCATGAATGCAGCTCCTGAATACGCTTCCCCCTGCTCATAGTGATCCATGATGAGGCGGCCGGCCGGCGAGTACCAGTTCATCGGGTCCGCTTCGAACAGCCCGTAATAGGGTTTATCGCTTCCGCGCAGGGCCGCAGAGTTGATCGCAGTAACCCCAGGGATGGAGAACCCCTGACAGCGCGTATTTATCCGCGCCTCGATTTCAGCTTTCGAAACAACGATGTTGTCGTAAAGCCCTGTATACCCAACGTAGTCTTTGTGGTCGAGGCCGTGGGACCAGATTT